CGCGAATCCTGAAGGGAAGAGTCCGACCGGCCTGTTCGGCCTCCGACTCTTGCAAAACCCAGGCGGCAATCTGTCGTTCAGCATTGCCACGATACATCTCGGGAGGGAATCTGTTGAGGATACTCGCGCGAACCTCACTCTTGGAGGGAACCCGTACATGCCCGTCAAGGCCAACACGGCTGAACTGGATCTCGGACCTGCGGTCACGGATGACCCAGACCTTATGAGCCAGCTCCCAGTCGTGTCGACGGGTATATACACGGGCGTACCCTCCATCCCGAGAAGGATTAAAAGGCTTCAGCCGCCCGGCCATCCGGGAAAGGGCGAACGCCTTCTGCCTCAGGACATTGGCTACTCGATAAGGGGAGACCTTCCAGGTCTTTACCTTCCCCCCACCGGTGTCCTGCATGCCCATCATAAGGCAGTAATCTCGGGAACGAAGATGAGTGAGGTGCTTTTCGACCTGTTCCCTTGTCTGTCCCGTTTCGAGCCTCGTCCCATCAGACGGGAGCTCCCTGGTCACCTCGACCACCTCGAAGGAGTGGGTGAAGGCGTCAGCGGCTTCCTCAGTCGCCAACCCTCGCCACCTCCCCGGTTCGCAGGCAATCCAGGCACGGGAGAAGACCCCCCAGTCGGCTGTGGCGGAAGAGTTTGTTGCCAGTGCGGCAATCGCTCTTCCCAACCACGCTGGGGGTCGGACTCGATCGTCGATGAGTCCGAAGCCACCCAAGTCGGCTGGGGCGTAAGGGAAGAATCCATGTTTGCAAGCCCAGCCTACGCACCCCGGGACAGCGGTTCGGACCATCTTGGTTACGACTCGGCTCAGACCTGGGAACTCCTCGAGGTAGGATCCCACGGTCCGCCCGATCGTCATCCAAGACGGCAGTCCCCGATGGACCTGTCCGTGGAGACGCAGGCTAGAATTCTTTGCGAGCAAACCTGCAAGCGGGAGGACTGGCTGGACCTCAATAACGGTCCTCCAAGAGCCAGGGATGAAGGCACCCGAAGCAGTCCAACTAGCCCGTTGGAGGATCTCTTGCTCCCGGAAAGCGAGCCACTTCCTGGTGGCTTCTGGACCCCGCCCGAAGCGGGCCCACGTGTGTCCCTCCTCACCGCCCTTGTTGGTGCGGGAGGCAGACCACAACGCGGCCCTCTCTACGGACGCAGAGTCCAAAATAAATTCGCGATCCGGAGCACAGCAGATCACCTCGAAGGGCTTTTCGGTGAAGATACCCCGGCGAAGGGCCCAGGTATGCTTCCGCTTCGAGAACAAAGTCCCAACGGACTTCATTCGTGCCTCATACCCGACCTTCACCGGCAGGCTCCAAAAGCCGGCAAGGTCGTCTCCGCAGATGCAGTATGGATTATTATGCGAAGCCTCGCAGAGGCTACGCTGGTCAGGTCGATAGCGCGAGGGCTCGAAATCGATAGACTTCTGGGCGGCCCACAGATTTATGATGTTGAGGAAGAACCATGTCATCGGAAGACCCATCAGAGCTCCTCTCTGGGTCTCGACATGCGCCCCACCCTCAACCAGGAGGTCCATTGGTCCAACGAGCTTCTGAAGGATCAACGAGGCTTCCTCTGTGAGGTTAAGAGACCTTCCGAGTGCGTAAGCAACGGTCAGGAGGGCATCCCGGTGAAGCAGATCCTACGCGGTCGTCAGGTCTGCAGAGAGGACCCAATTCCCAGGGTCCCCATGGGACAACCTCTTAATCGCCTCCTCTTTGTTGCCTTCCAAGACATCGACGATGTGTCTGTCGGTCTTGAGGAGAGGCCAGAGGAACGCACGAAGGACGTGCCCAACAATGACGAGTTCCGGGGGCGACTTCGTTACGACTCGGGCTTTCAGCCCAGTAGCCAAAACGACAGTCGGAATTGCCTCCGGAGTCCCCATGTTGAGCACTCTCTTCCACGCCCAGAAGATAATCGACCGGTCACTCTTCATGGAATCCCACTCTGCCTCGGTAACCCCTTCAGGACAGGGGAGACTGGTGACCTCAGGATCCTCGGCCACCATCTTACCATATTCCGAGCAAATGAAATTCCCAAGGCCCCCTGCAGCCCGGTTCGATCCAATACACGATCCGCCGGTCAACCCGACCGACGGGACGCGCTCATGGATGGGAACCCGGGCGACCCACTCCCGCACGAAAGTCTCCAGCTCGGCCAGGGCGTCCACGTTTGTGACCCCCGGACGGGTGAGATTCTCGCGGTGAGTTCTGAGTGCCTTGTCTGCCTCCCGCTGAGTCGGCACGGGCAGCGCCCGACCGATATAGGAGAGTTGCAGGATGAAGACATCCAAGTCAAGACGACAGGAATGCGTCTTCCACCACAGGTAACCGATCCATGCGATTCGGTTGCCCGCGAAGTTGACGAACTCCTTCGATCCCTTCTCAAATGGATCCCGGTTGATCCATCGCTCTCTGCAGTCAGACGCCCAACTCTTCACTGTTTCCAAAAACAGGTCGAGATTTCCGGACGCCGCGGCAGAAATAAGTTTGAGGAGGAAGGATTGGATGACAGCAGCGCACTTACGATGCTTAGCCCTCTCGAGTTGGAGGGAGCCAAACCCACCCGTCCCGGCTACCAAAGCCAGGCGAAGGGCGGTCCAAGCAGCTGCTGTGTGAGCCTTAATAAGTTTCCAGTTCCCGGGGAGGGAGCCGGAAGCTTTTCGAGCCAGGATTTGCGTCCTAAGTCGGATTGCCGCTTCTCGCAGGCACGACCCGACCCAAATCCAGGGGGGCGCCACACCGGTTGGTGCGGCAGTGGCACAAGAGCCAGATCGTCCTTTGTGGAAGGATGATTTGGATCTCTTGGAGCCAAGGCCAAGAACCGACCAGGGGTCCGCTGGTAACGACCAGCGATCCCTGCCGTGGTCCTTCGTGG